ACGACCAGCAGAAAGCATGGTTGAACAAAAAGAGAGCTGAACAAGGATTGCCGCCGGTACAACCGAGGAAGCCGCCCATGAGCGACGAGGAGCGCCGCGAGAAGAACAGGATCCGCGCCGCAGCTCGTTTCGCTGCCCTGACCCCGGAACAGAAACGCGCACAGTACGACCGGGACAACGAACGCCGCAGGGCGAAGAGAGCAGCCGAGACGCCCGAGGAGAAGGAGGAGCGCCGCGCACGGTACGCCGGGTACGCAAGGGCGAGAGCCGAGCGCAGAAAGGAGCAGGAAGCCGAATAAGCCCAAAAACAAAAAGAAGCCTGGGCCATGGGGGAGTACCCACGGCCCAGGCAAATTACTGGCAAATAAGAATCTCGTGATTTCACGCGCTTTTTCACACGATATTCGCACGATATTCGCATCCGTGCAAATTACCGGCAAATGAACTTACGCGCGTGTAAGCTATTCCACGTCGTGAGGATCCCTGTTGTACTGCGCGGTGCTGATGCCCAGCAGAGCGCCCAGCAGGGTGCAGATCACGGCGCTGGTCTTTGCCACTTCCTCCGCACAGGGGAAGGCCCAGATCGCGGCCAGGCCGACATAGGCCGTGGTCAGCGCGGGGATCACGATCATCACGATCCACTTGAGAACGTCATACACACGATTACTCAGCTTCATTTTCATGTCCTCCTTTTTCTTCATCATGGGTAAGGAATCCGCCGTTGCTCTTGATCCTGCTGTATGTGCCCTTGATGTAGTCCATGGCCACTTTGCCGCGACTGTTCCTGAAATCCGGATGAGCTGCACAGTATTTTTCGTAATCGTCGATGTCATCCAGGATATCTTCGAAGTGGCTTTCGGAGTGCTTTCGGTGCTCACACAGCTCGTCGTAAAAGCGCAGAATGCGGTATCGCTGATTCCGCGCCTTTTCATCCTCATCCTCGCGGATGTGGTTGTCCAGGGTGGTCTGCACCTTCGCGACGGTCTTCTCCGTGGATTCATTGCTGGCCTTGATGCTCTCCTCGGTCTTCTTCCTGTTGGTCCTTATGCTCGGGATGATGGCGATAAAAGCCACGGCGATGCTCGAGATGAAGGACAGGACGATTTGTAGCCACTGCATGTCATTCACCTCCCATCTTATACCAGGGATCGCCGTCTTCCGGCCCTTCGCTGGTGATGTCAACGCCGGGGGCGTCGTAGTCAATCCAGTGGATAGGCTCGAAAGTCCAGGGCCGGGCGGCGATCACGGTCAGAAGCATGATGACGGCCAGCACAGCGATGATGACAAGGTAGCGCAGCGCGTCGCAGATGATCAGATCAGCGCGGGCGACAGCTACCTGGATTACTCGGGTAGGCTCCATGTTAATCACCCCCAAGGAACCAGGCGAGATCATGACCGTCGCCGGTGATTCTGTTCATGTCCACGTTGCCATCGATTCCGGCGACGCGCTCGGTGGAGGAATACTGCCACAGATCACACTTGGGCTTCGGGCGCGTCTTGCTGTAGCGCGGGATCCATGTGAAATCCTCCTGGTCGCGGATGCTGTCATAGTTGTACTGGTCGTACAGATGATTGGCGACGTAGCATCCCTTGCGGATGCCCTGCTTCTTCAGCTCCTCGGCAAAGGCGGCGATGGTCTCGGCAGAGATGACATCCTTCTCCGCATCCATCGCCCAGAACAGGGGGTCGTATTCCGCAGCGTACTTGTAGAACTTCCGCGCCTCTTCCTGTGCCTTTACGACAGTGTCGGCGATGGAGTAGAAGTACACGCCGAAGCGGACGCCTCTGGCGGTGAGCGCCGTCGCGTGCTTCACAAAGCATTCGTCGATCTTCACAGCGCCCAGCGTGCCCCGGTAGCCTGCCCGCAGGATCAAAAGCCCGGTATCGCCCAGGAGCGCGTCATAATCGACATTCGGCTGATACTTGGAAATATCGACGATCTTCGTCCCTCGATAGCCGGTAGTGGTGGGTTGGTCGGGCTCCGTGACCTTGGTGGGCTTCACATCGGGGTAGTAGCAGAAGAACTGTTTCCGCTCCTTCATGAAGTCGACGATCTTCTGCTTCTTCCTCTTTGCGCTGGCCGGGTCGTTGCAGTAGATGTACGTCGTGTCATACATCCAAGCGCAAATGAAATGCCCTCCCGACGTCCAGTAGCCGGGCCCCATCGAACAGACCACATAGCCGCCGGCATCGAGACACGCTTTCAGAGCGTCCACACTTGCGGACTGGATCATCTTCGTGAAGTTGAACTCTGTCATCAAGTGGGTGAAGAAGCTCCACGCGGTGCCGTTGCTATAGGTGCGGTCTCCCCATGCCATGGCCATCTGCGCCAGATCCCATGGCGTGATGCTGCTGTCCTTCAGGGCGGCGACGACGTCGGCGGCGGCTGTCGGGCCGCATCCGGATGAGGACATGGTCTGCTTGGGATCATTGTGGTTGCTGTAGATCTTCTTTCCCCATCTGCTGTCATATTGTTTGAAGTCCGGCGGCTGAACGAACTCGCCGGGAGTTTCGGAAGTGACGATCAGCGCGTTCCACGTCTTGGGGCCGGTGATGCCGTCCGCCGTCAGATTCTTCGATGTCTGGAAAACAGCGACGGCGTTCTTTGTGCGTTGCCCATAGATGGCGTCGCACGTGATGTTGGTGTCCAGCAGGATCTGCAAAGCCAGCGTCGGGCCGCTCTTCCGATTCTTCGACGTGGAACAGGTCGGCGCGGTCCGGGCGATCTCCGCCCACGTCGCCGGGCCGATCACGCCGTCGGGCTCCAGATTGTGGTTGCGCTGCCATGCCAGGACATAAGCGACGAAATCAGCGTCAAACAGTCCGTTGACGCTGATATAGCTGTCGATGTCCTCGATCTTCTCTGAGACAAGGGTATGGCCGGTCAGCAGCTTCGCAACGACAACCAGTGCGCCCGTGTCTCCGTGTCGGATGGTCTCAATCGTCATCGTCGGGCACCTCCAATCTGATCGGATTGCCTTTGCCGTCCAGGGCAAAGACGCCGTCTATCTGCTTCTCCTCCGGGATTCCCTCGGCTTCGAATTTGGGATCGGTATTCATAGCATGGCCCTCCTTTCAAGGCATAAGAAAAGCGCCAGCCGAAGCTGACGCTTTTAAGTCGTTCGTTATTGTCGGTGCCGGATCAGATGGTAGCTGTCCAGCATTGCATCGCGCAGGGCGATGTCGCTCGTCCATTTGAGCACACCCAGGTAGGAGCGGATAACGCTCATGGCGTAGTCATAATCGCATTCGCCGTTGGCATATGCTTCCTTGACGAATGCCAGGTGCTTCTTCATCTGCAAGCTGGTAGACTTGCGCAGGTCGATGCGGTCCGGCCTGACAACCTTGCCGACGAATTCCACGCCATGACTCGCCGGGATCACAGCCGTCTTGTTGTTCAGCTGCAGGCCCATGTTGGAGCGCAGGAAATCATCCATCGCATAGATGATATCCCATACCTGCTGTTTCGACGGTGCCAGGACGATCATGTCGTCCATGTACCGGATGTAATACGGAGCTCTCATCGTGCGCTTGACGAAATGATCCAGCGGCGTCAGGACGATGTTGGCGGTCATCTGGGAGATCAGGCTCCCGACCTGCATGCCCACGCCCAGCACTCTTTCACAATCCAGCGGGCTGGACGCATCCAGCGGCAAGCCGAATGGCCTGCCGTCCGCGCGGATCATCAATTCGAGATACCACATCATGTCCGGATCATCCAGTGGCTTGCCCAGCTCTCGCAGCTGCACATCCACCGGCACACGAAAGAAGAACTTCTGGACGTCCGCCTTGCCAATAAACCACTTGTCCGGCTTGCGTTGGACAAGCCGCTGCCATGACTGAAGCTGCTGCACCGCCTTGATCGAGCCACGACCGGGGATGGATCCGTAGCTGTGCTCATAGAACGATTTGGAGTAGATCGGCCACAGCACGTGGTAAGCCGCGCAGTTGATGACGCGATACTTGAAAGGCAAGGAATGAATCAGACGCACTTTGGGGAAGTACTCATAGAACGAGTGGACGCCGTCCACCTTCAAGGTCTTGTAGATCAGGTGATTCTGCGCGTTGATCAGGTGTTCATCCAAGTTGGCAGTATAGGACAGCACCTCGTCCTTGAACCGCTTGTTCCGGCGGGCAAGGAGATATCCGTCGTAGAGGTTTTCAAACTGTATGAACTTGTCGAAAACATGCTGGTGCTTGTCCATACTGCCTTCCTGGTTGCTGCGCGTATCAGCTCTCGCGGATTTCGCAGCCGATTCTTTTTCTCCCTGCCGCGAGGCAGAGTGAGGATACGTGTCCCTTTATACCGCTGTGCTGGCCATAAGCCCTTGAGCCTATGGCATCTGACGGACAGCTTCGGATGCCCGAAGCCGATCAGCCCAGAAGGGCTGAATATCACGCGCCGTTGAGTACGTGATACCATGCGGTAAAGCGGCCCGGAAGCCTATGTTCGCGTTGACATCGTCGCGCGAGTTGTTGCCGTTGAGGTAGAAGACACCGGCATTGCCGGAGTTGTTCCAGTTGCCACCGCAGTTGAACACCTATACGACACGTTCCCTATGATGAGCGGTCTTTGTCGTTGACGGATTTGATCCAACCGCCGATCATCTTGCCGATCTCCACTGCCTTGCCGCACCAGACCTCATATTTCTTTGTGGAAAGAAATTTGAGCGAGTGGGCCAGACGGAGATATGCCCGTAGCTTTGCCGTTTCAACATCCAGCTGTCGCAGAGTAGTGCCTTTCGTATACTTCTTCTGCGCTTCGATGGTGCGCTCCAACATCATGTGCATGCAGTGCTTGATGTCCACAGCCAAAGCAAACTTCTCGGACTTTGGAAATTGCGCCAGGGCAGCATAGCCATACTCCATCATGTCCATGATCTTCTGGAGGATTTTCAGCTCTTCTGCCATGGCGCAACACATCCGTTGTCTTTGAATGTTCGCTATTATAGCACGTCCGACGGCTCCCGTATCAAAAAACGGACAAATTCTGTGATTTCAAGAAAATGGCCGTTTTTTGGCAAAAAATTTTCCCGCCTGACGGCGGGAGAGAAGGGGAGACGGGCCGCGCTATCGCGCGGAAAACAGGACACAGTTATGCAGATGGCAGTTTTGCATAAGCGGCCCGGAAACCGATGTAGCCGCTGGAGAGGGAACGGGGAACGCCGTTGACATAGAACACGCCGGCACTCGCGCCATTGTTCCAGCCGCCACCGCAGGAGAACGCCCTCTCACCCGAATTGTTGAAATAGAAGTAATCACCATTGTACGCGCCGCTCGTGCTGTCGTACTTGAACATACCGAGCGCCTGAAGCAGGAGCTGTGCCGCTGCGCTGATGTTCGCAGAGCAGGTGACGCTTTCGAAGGTGCAACTGCGCCCAGAGTCAGCCTGTGTAGTGATGGTGGTATCCCACTGTCCATGGCTGCTCACCCAGTCGATCTTCACGCTGCCGCTGGTGGTGCCGCTGCCATCCGGTGTGATCAAAGTGCCATCCGAAGCCTTGATCGCCATCCACCTGTTGGAAGAAGCGCTCTGCGGATTCTCCGAATCGGCGGCGTTGTTGTTGGCGAGGATCTGAAGCTCACCATTGTAAAGGCGAATACCGCCGACCCACTCCCATACATTGCCGTTGAGATCCCAGATTCCACTGGGGGAGTTGTCATGCGACCAGGACAGCGGTCCGGATCCGGTGGCTACTCGTCCGGTATTCGCACCGTCCTTGCTTGTCGGGATGGCCTTGTACACGGTCTCGCTTTGATCTTTGCCATAGTTATTGTTGCCTTTGGGCTGGCTCCCATTGGCCTTGCACCACAAGGCCAGCATTGCCCATTCCACTCTGCTCATCAGGTGCCAACCTGCGCCCTTCGCGGTGCAGGCGGCAATGGCAGAGTCGAAGTTGATGGACGTTTTCGGATCCTGTCCGGGCAGGCTGTAGGCTCTGCCGTTCTGCACCACATTCTGATACTTGCTGATGTAGATGCCGTCGACCTCCTGGCCATCGATGATGAAGGCGGGATGGGTGGCGGTGCTGCTGCCCAGGCCAAGCTGCGCGTATGTCATTTTCGGGATGTACACCATCACCGAGGGCAGGCCCTTGTCATCATACAGGATCTCGTTGTTCGGGCAGACAGCTTTGAGTGCCAGCGCGGAAAGGTCAAAGTTCGCAGACATGATTCATTCCTCCTTTACTCAATGCTCCACAGGGAGAGCGTCACGTTGTCAAGGTCCAGCGGGACCGGGACGGGCGGGTCTTCTTCCGTCTCGCCGGGCGTGTACTGCCTGGCGGGGATGTCGATCTGCGCGACGTAGGCGCGGCCCGCTGCGGTGCCGATGACCAGGTCGCCGTCCTCGTCGAAACAGACGTCGATGTGGACGGGGTAGTCTTCCTCGCGCTTGGCCAGGTTGATCGTCAGATCGTCGTCGAAGGTGATCTTCTTCTTGGTGGCCGTGTTCTGGATTTCATAGTCGATCTTCGGGCCCTCATTCATGTTCACGATGATCATTTTATGATTCCTCCTATCACAATGTATTGCACGGTAGCGGTCTTCGCACTGCCCGTGAACTCGATCTTGAAGCCGTTGGTCTGCTTACCGCTGACAAGAATATCGCCGACATTACCAAGGAGAGAATCCTCCGGAATGACGGCGTATTTTGTGTTCTTCTGCGTTTTCGCAAGCGGAACGGTCTGTTGGGAATTATTGAATGGGAAACTGCCGGTATTGGTCAGGGTTACGCTGCCTTCCTCGCAGATCAGCGCGTCGTCCTCATTCTGCCAAATGTGCTGACGAAGCCTGTTCATGATCAGGGTAGTCGCCAGATCGCCGTCCAGGTTGACAATGCTCACATCATCGCCAAGGTCGGTCATGTCATCTTCGATCTGTGCAACTGCTCTCTCAACAGCCTCCACATCACCACCCATTGCTTCGACAAGGGCTCTGGCGTATTTCTTCGCCTGCGCCAGGGTCAACACGTCCATGGATTACACCTCCCGCCACACGTTATCAGGGCCGAGCATATACGTGTGTTCCATGTCCTGCGTATACGCCACACTCCCGTATGCCGCAGAAGGATCGGTTGCCTTGGTGGGAAGGTTGGACACGTCGGACGTACTGGAGATCAAGAACTCCTTGTAATCGGTCTCGTGGCCTTCACCGCCGCGCTTCACCATCTGAATGCTCACTGGTCATACCCCCCGATCACAGCGTAGGTCACCGTGGCACTGCTCGCGCTGCCGGTGAACTCGATTTTGAAGCCGTTGACCTGGCGCTCGGAAATCTCAATCTCACCGATGTTGCCGTTGCCGGTCTTGCTGACCACGACGACAATGTAATTCAGATTGTCCCGGACGTTCGTCAATGCCACGGTTTTCTTGCTGTCGTTGAACGGGAATTCCAGAGTGTTTGTCAGGCTCACGCTTCCCGTTTCCTGCACAGTTGCCTTCTCCAGATCTTCGACGCGCCATCCGATCTGCCGCAGCGCGTTCACCAGTAGATCGACGGCATTATGCGCGTCGATGATACCGTTCATCAAATGACCGAAGTTATCGGCATCCTGCGAAGTGCCCTCCTGCTGCACAGTGCCGCGCACCGGCGTGTGCTTGATCGATCCGTCGCCCTGGGCTTCCTCGATGAAGCAGCCATTAAACTGATCGATTTGGTCTTTCCAGTCGATCCATTCATACATATCAGCTCACCTCACTTTCCGAAATCGCAAAATTGAACCACTGCAAAAAATGAGTGCCGGCGGCTTCAAGCACGATGTTGACATCAGCCGAAGCCCAGACCTCATTTTCTACAGAAATCAATCGCACCTGGTTGATCGTCCCGGCGCTTCCATGGGTGATAGGGATCTTCACGCGCACGATGCCAGTGCCAGTGATTTCGATTTCGGAAATCGAAACGCTGTAGTACGTGCTGCCGACGCGATACTGAGCGGCATAAACTCGCCGCTTGATGAAATTGCGAAAATCCTTATATGCCGCATTCGTAAGCAATGGTATCCACCTCCAATCACCATAATTTATGCAGCGCGTCGCCGCAGCGCGGTGTGTAATACTCCATGCCGCCGGTCTCCACGCCGATGACCAAACCACCTGAATCAGTATTGCCATGTGTGGATATGCGCGGATGAGTGCCGGCGACGATCTCGCCAGTGGCCGGGACTTCATACCGCTGGTTGGCCTGTTCGGTCTCCACGACAATCTGGCTGTCAGACACGTTGCCATGGGTGGCGATCCGGGGATAGGTGCCAGTGACGCGCGTCTGATAATACTGTCCGCCCTGATCCGTCTGGATCACGATGGAACAGGTGATCGAAACAATGGGCATCCCGCCTTCAAGGTGGGATCGCGCCGACTTATACAGCTCGATGGCATTCATAACGCCAGGCAGCGAGATCGGCGCAAGCTGCTGGCTGGCTTCGACGATGATCCGGAAATAGTATGGGTCGCCATCATACTCATACCATTCTTGCAGTTGGCTGGCGGCATACACATCACACACCGCTTTCAGAACAGCGCCTTTCGTGCCAAGATGCCTGTGCACATAGAAGCTGTCCTTTATGGTGGCGCGTTTGGCTTCGACCGACCAGTTGAAGTCATACCAGTCCACCTTGAAATCCTTTGCGAGGATATCAAGCAGGTCTTCAGGAAGATCATCGATCCGGGAATAAATGGTTGGAAGGTGCAGTTTCATTCCAAGCTTTTCAAGGGCGTCGGCCAGCGCATCCACCAGCGGATTCATGTTCTTGTCCTTCACCAGGACGCGGGGAGCTGTGCGCATGAGATTGGTTTTGGTGATGCCGTTACTCATCTTCATAGCCCCCATTCGTCAGCGTGATGGTGCCGACCTGACCGATCTGTGGCGTCTGGACATCCGACGGGTCGCGCCCGTCCTCAAGGTGCTGGTATGTGGGCGCGGTCAGCTCGACGCGCTTCGCGCCGGCGGCGATCACCATGGCGATCAGCTTCGACGGGTTGATGTCGCGCCCCAATTTCGCTTGCTGCCATGCCACGTACTCATCCACGGCGTTTTCGATGGCTTCCTCCAGCTCCGCCGCGCTCTCGGATGAATCCTCGGACAGGTAATAGGTCAGTGTGACATCATAATCCACGGTATCGGGATCCACGACGGTGACGTAATCCGTCAGCGGCCTGACGCTGTCGGCGTCGCATGCCGCCTTCACGCTGTTCTTGATCTCGGTGCTGGCGATGGTGCCGTCGTTCATCAGGATGTGGATGGCGATCGTTCCGGGGTCTGGGGAGTTTACCACAACGTCCTTGATATCTGTCGATACCGTCTTCGCCCAGTATTCATAAGCGCCACGCGCCCCGGCGCATGAATAGGCATCCTCGCTGGCGACCATCTGATCATAGAACTCATCGTCGTTCGGCTCGTCGGATCCGCCGTCGGAATCATCTATGCTGGCGCAGTGGTCGTAATAAAGGATATTGTCCACGTCGATCAGCGTGTTGATCTGCCCGGCGGCGTATCCGTTGCCGACCGTGCCTTCTTCCTCACACTCGCAAACAACATCCGCATAGGTGTCGCCGATGGCGATATATGTATCGGATTTGGTGGCGAATATCGGATCACCGGCGCTGGTGGTCACGCGAGTGCCGGCAGGGATCAGGATGGCGCTCGTCTGTGCTTCGCTGATGGTGAAACGCATCGTCACGGTCGCCGACGTCGCCGACGGCCTTGTGTTGCTGAAGAACAGCTGCGCGATGGCGTCCAGATTCTCACCTTCTGCCCTGGATGGGATATTCTGGTTGCCGGCGTAGTTGATCGCGGCATAGGCTTCGACCAGCGCGTCAGCCACCCACGACAAAAAAAGCCGCTCCGGGCTGGAGGGCTTGACGGTGCGGTCGGTAATCAACTCATATTGCGTGATCAGCGTGTTCAGTATTGTGTCGATGTCGGCGGGTACAAACTGATAGTCGCTGTCGGCTGCTCTACTCATCTTCTATCGTCACCTCCAGTTTGGGATACAGTGTGGCTGGGTTGTTCGGGTCGCTGGTGAAGCTTATATTCTCGATCAGGATGTCCGGCATGTACTTCTGGATCGCCGCCGTGATGGATGCGGCATACATCGTCTGCGCCACGTTCATCGGCTTGTGGAGGTATTCGGAATCAACGCCGAAATCCCGATAACAGGGCACTTCACCAAGTGCGGTGTTTAGAAGGATATACAGGCTCTGGATCGTCTCCTCCTTGCTGTCCTCAGGCGCGAAAGTGAGATCCAGAGGCTGGCTGAAATCAATATTCACGGTCATGGCTCTCACTCCCCGTACTCTTTGATTTTGACCTTCATGGAGGCTTTGATTATTGTGCCGTCCATATAAAAGACATCCGTCAGGGATGAAATATCGGTGATGACGCATGCCGACATGATCACGTCGGTGCCCATGATGAACGGCACGACGGACCGCGCTGACGCCATCTTCTTCAGCTTCTTAACCAGCTTCATCGGATTCACACCCAGGAAGGCATTGAACTCGACGGAGAGCTCGATCTCGTCCGGCGTCTGGCCGGTGTATTCCAGGATCGATTTTCTCCCGTACATCTTGTGCTCTGCATAGGCGATGGCCGTCTTCATGGATGCGGACTGGATGGTGCGCACTTTCTTGCGCGACACCGAAAAGACCACATCGCCCAGGCTTCCGACTGTCATGCGATCACCCCCAGTATGTATCCGTCGGTGTCAAATCCATAGGCGAACAGCACGAGCACCTTGTCATTGACGTTCGGCATCCAGTCGCCGCCGGGATGGGAGTGCTCCTCAATCTCATGCTTGTGCTTTCCGGCGTTCTCGGTATCCTGCTCGGTCATGTGCACGGTCGCCGTATGGTCGTGCGGCTGGATGGTGTGCTTGTGTTCGCCGGCGTCGTTCGTGGTCAGTCCCTTGTCATTGGTGGTCAGACTGACGGCGGCAACTTCTGCGGAGTGGTTGTGCGCCGCAATCGTGTGCGTATGTGAATCAGAGCCGCCGCCGTTCGTCGTCAGCCCGGTGCTGCCGATGGTAGTCGAGTGGGTATGCTGATCGATCGTGTGGACGTGCGGATCGACGGTATGGTTATGAGTGCCGGCGTTGTCGGTGGTCAGTCCCTCTTTGCTGATATCCGTCTGGTGGTTGTGCTCCGGGACGTGATGGTTATGTTCCCCGGCCTCTTTCGTCTCAAGCTCTACCGGGCCGGTGGAACATGGGAATTGAAGCACCTTCAACCAGTCGGACACCATGTTTTCCTTGTCCGGGAAATAGACCCGCGCAGTGTGCGTGTCGGCATCAATCGCGGACACGATGCCAATCTTCACCATGGATTCGAGCTCTGCCATCATGCACACTCCTTTCACTCAAATGAATCAGCGTCTACCCAGCCATGGACATTGCAGTCGCCGTCCAGGTCGTTGTAGTATCCACCCTGCAATCCGTAGGGATGGGGCTTCGACAGGTCAATGACGCGCGTGACCTTCGCTTTACCGGGTCGGCGCTTGCCGCCGGTCGGAGACTTCGCGGTGCTGCTCACGTAGTGATAGCCGCCTTTGAAGTTGACCACGTCGCCGACTTTATAGTTTTCCTTCTTCCCGCCTCCGTCGCCGCCGTCCTTGCCGGATTTCTTCGGCTTATCCACTTCATCCACTTTGCGCATGGTCAGTGTGGTGACGTAGCCGCTGCCGCTCACGGTATGCTGTGCGCGGCTGATCAGATACTTGCCGGTCCAGTAGCCGAATTTATACAGGCGCATCGTCAGCCCGGCGGCGTACATGGGATTGCCCTTC